CAGTTGCTTGTGTGCCACTATCAGGTGGTTCAATTACCACTGTAGGTGCATTTGTATAACCTGCACCACCACTTATCAAGTCAATTTTGTATATACCACCATTACCTATGGTTGCTGTTGCTGTTGCTCTCTGACCTTTGTCACCAAGAATCATAGTTACATTGTATCCCTCGTCTTCAAAATCATCATCAACAGCAGTGACACCAGTATCAATAACCTCGTCCTCGTACTCAAATGGTTCACAAGTAAGTTCGTATGTGTATCTCTCACGTAATTGATAGAAGTTTTCTATATCATTTACATACTTGATTTCAAATATTATGTCCCTTAGTGGGAAATACATGAGGTCACCCTCATTCGGTCTAGACTGTGAGAGTAAAGGTGCAATACCCTGATCATATCTTTCTAAAGATATGACTATCTTCATCTCTGCTGTTGACCTTACACCAAACTTTGTAAGTAAGTTATATCCAGAATCAAATCCTTCGTATGATGTGATATATCCTTCTATGGGAAATGACTTGTCAAACTTTGAACTCGTAATCTCCCTCATCACATCCTTGCTATTCACAAGAGTGCGAGGCATGTAGATGAATTCAATACCGTGTATCTGGATTGTCTCATTAGACAAATCCCTCAACAGGTTCTGTTCACCCTTGCTACCTTGTAAGAAAAAAGGATTGAGTGCCATTATCCTCCTAAACCATAAGCGTCAATATATTTTTTATACCTTATGTGTCTAAGTTTTTTTCTTAGAGGATTAGGTTCATCATCAATAGTCTTGATATCCTTTATCATATCTAATGGACTAACAGGTTCACCAGCTAATCTTACAGTTTCTAAAAATTGTTTAAATGTTTTCATTATCCTATAAAGTCTAGTGGTGGTAATTCGTACTCGGTGCTCATCTTAGATTCTAATGCATCTAATTCACTATTTGCATCATCATATATCTGTCTTCCATTGAGTTCCACACCGCCTGGTAATTTTACACCCTGAAACTTGATGAGATTCTGACCCCACTGTTTTTTTAATAATGCAGTGAAGTACTTCTTGACCCATCTGTCGTTGTAGACTTTAGGGTAATCATTAGGATCTAATACTCTGTAACACTCTATAATAAGATAATCATCTTCTTTCATACTACTATAATCAGAGTCGATGTATAATCTATTTTGCCTTCTATTGAATCTTATTTGTTTATCAGGATGCAATATAAAATCTATGTCTTCTAGATATCTTTTCGTCATTGTATATTGCATCAACTCCATAGAACTGAAGTAGTATATTTCGTTCAAAAATAATTGATAGGTCAAGTTGAACATGTTAGATGCTATAGCACGACTATCAACTTTGAATACTTTTTCAATACCAATCACAGCGTCTGGTATTTGAATAAAGTTTTGTGTCTCTTCAAAAGAAAATGTGGTAGTACCCAAACCTGTGATGTTTACACTAGGACTGGTAGTGGTAGTGATGCCAAGTGAAGACTCTGCCCCACTATTTCCACTTGCTTGTACAGTATCTGTGAAGTCTTTAGTTATCTTATGTTTTAGATACATCTTCTCCACACCATCCATATGACGGTCTTGATAGAAGGTAAAAGTATCATCTAAGAGATCTTCTATTTGCTCATCTGCAACATTGATCTCTAATACGGGAGCACCTAATTTTCTCTTCCCGTATTCTGCTAATTCTTGTCTAGTTGAAGGTTGTGCCATGTTCTTATTTAGGATCGTCTGATGACAACATCTACATGATCACCTGCTGTGAGACCTGCACCGTCAGTTATAGTCACCGACGGACTTCCAATCGTATAATCTTCAGTCTCATTTAGCACAATACCATTGACATAAACTTGCATATTATCGTCAGATATATCGGTGGATGATGGTGTAAAACTTGCTTGCCCTGCAGTTGCTGTAAAAGCATCTTCCGCATTGTCACAAGTTATCTCTATATGATCGCCAGCTGCTGCAGGGTTTGTTAGTGTGACAGGTGATGCAACACCAAAGTCTGTGCCATTTCTAAGTTTGACACCGTTGACATAGACCTTGAAGTTTTTCTGTGCTGATAAACTACCTGACAGTGCAAATAGAGTTTGACCTGCTGTGGCAGTAAAATATTCCTCTTCAAATGTATGTCCAAAATATACTACAGTTCTTACTTCATCATTAAGGGTAAGACCACTATCAAAAGTTATAGTACTATTACTTGATGATACAAAATCTCTCGTAGATGCACCTGCACCACCTGGTCTCATCTTCAAACCATTCACGAACACTTGGTGACTAAAGGTATTAGTGCCATCATTATGTGGGTGAGTTGTGGTGAATACGGTTTGACCTGCTGTTGCTGTTGATATGCCTGTAGATATAGTTGTTGCAGCACCTGTCGCTCCTCCACCACCAGAGAGAGTTTTGAATGACAAATTTCCATTGCCATCCGTGACCATAGCTTGATCTTCACTCCCGTCACTTGTAGGGAAACGGAATCCAGATACGGTTGATACACCAGTTGAATTTATATTCGCCTGCAATGATACAATTGTTGTAACACCTACGAAATTTGCATGACTGAATGTAGATTGACCGTCAACAACTAACGTTTGTGCTAGAACATTTTCTGTAGAAAGTCCGACTTCTCTGACAGTTGTTCCTACTCCCACACCATTCACACCTGCAGCAATGAAGACTTTACCGTCTGCAGTATTGATTGCGAATTCCCCTAAGTCCAGTGTATTAGGGTAATGTGGTACCTTTCCAGCGACACTAGATCGCTTTATCTTAATCTTTGGATTTGCCATATGGTATATACCTAAAACGACTGTATATACAGTCGAGATTATTTATGTTATAATTAGATAAAGGTACTGATTATGATGAACAAAACGCTTGTCGTGCTCACGGGACCGCAAGGGTCGGGCAACCACCTCTGGTCTAAAATTTTCTCATTACACCAAGACGTTTTTGGTTGGAAGAGTCTTCTTGATAATTATTGGGAAGCTCACCGTTTTTCAGAGCCCTTTGCGGAATATTGGAGGGATCCATCCACTCTGCATAAATTTGACTGGTCGCAAAGTCAATATTTTTTTACTTCAATAAGTATCCCACTTGGCATACAAAGTAAGGGGACGAAATGGTGTCCAAACGTCGAGCAGTTTTGCTCCAATGCACAGGACTTGGGTGTCAATACCAAAGTCATAGTCATAGGTCGGGATCAAAACATACTTCAAAATCAACAACAAAGAATACGAGAAGAATCTACCACAAGACATTTCTTAGATCAACTACCTAAATTTCATAAACCACAGTTCCTAAGTTATGAGTTGTTATATCTGTACAAAGAAGAGTATTTGAAATCACTAGACATAGGTATACCTATTGCATGGTATGAGAGAGACAAGATAAGAGAGATACTTGAGTTAGATGCGAATGCAAAGTATGTCGATTATATCAAGGATAGTCCGTTAGACGATTGTAATAAAACAGGTGTACCCTCTCCTTGGAATCCAAATATAGAAGAGAAAAAACCTATAAGAGATAGAGACCACAAGTGGGATGAAGAGGGTACAAATGCCACAGGAGGTTGGGATCCCACAGATCCTCGATCATACAGACATGAAATAAGCACAGGAAAGGAGGTTCCTGATTGCGGTTGCTGCTAAAAATGTGGAGGATATGGGCAAAGGCATTAGGTGACAAATCAGGCAAAACAGATAGAGAAGCAGATTATGTTGCACTTATTAGAACCTTTATCTTCCTACAATTAATAATTACAAACTGTTTTATTGTCGGTGGTAACATCAGGCATTGGAACGATCATCACATTCCACCATCTTATGAAAAAACTATTGATAGTAACAGGACCTCAGGGGTCAGGTAATCATCTATTTGCAAGATTACTCTCTGCACATCCTAATGTAAAGGGTTGGGATTCTCTCAAAGATAATTATTGGGTGCCTAGTGATGAAGAACCATTTGCTAGGTATTGGGTATACCCAGACGAACTCAAGTTTCCAGAGGGAGACTTCTTTTGTGCGAATGTGTCTGTGCCATTCTTTTATGACGGTGTAAGACAGACTCCTAAAATATGTGAGGTAGCAAGAAAAGCAATATCAATGGGTGTGATGCCTATTATAGCAGTCATAGTAAGGGATAGAAATATAAACGAATTACAACAAAGACGTGTTGGTGGCGAAGTGACTATGGATATTGCACTAGATTACTATAAAGATCTAGCAGTTCACTTCATAGACCATGAGGCATTCTTCTTATACAAAGAAAAATATCTGGAATATCTAGGACGTATGCTAGAATTTCCAGTCACAAAAGAAGGCATCGACAATTTCATAACTGTCGATGCCAACCATAAGTATGTTTATCCGTGCAAAGAGCACTGGTTAGATAAAGAAATCCGTAAAGGTCGTAAACCTTTTAGATCACGGCCAAAGGAGTAGCAGTGTTCTTGTTTGAGATGTCAAGAAGATCTGCTCTCATTTTTTCTACCATATCTAGAATGCGAGTTTGTGCTTCTGCATTACCCTCTACTAATCTTGAGAGTGCACGTCCACCTAAGTTTGAGTGGAACCCTTCGTCCTTTGCAATAGTCTTGTAACGTGAAGAGATAAACTTGTCGTTTACACACTCTCCCATTTCATTCCATACTGCTTCTGCTCTGCCCTCTGCTACCAATTGGTATGCAGCAAGTGCTGCCTCATCTTCTGATGCTTCGTACTTATCTAAAAGTTCAGCACCTTTTGCTTGAGGTTTCTCTGCTTCAGCAGCGAATGCAGCAGCAACATCAAGTGGTTCACCTGTGATGTGCTCGATTACTTCCTTTACCATACGGAAGTGCTTTGCTTCGTCCATAGCTTGACG